ATGGCAACAATAACATATGAACTTGGAAAACCAAAGCTAGATAAGTCTAGAAAGGTATCTATCGTAGTCTCACACAAGGGGCAGAGAAGAAGAATTCCTACCAATATCGTTCTGACTGATAGTGACGTCTCACGAAGCGGGAAGATTTCATCCAGAAAGATACAGAAGGCGATTGATGACAAGATAAATCTCCTTAAGGATAAATTATATGACCTAGAGATTGACTTGTTAGGCAAGGATGTTGATATTGATTGGATTTTCTCGCATATAACAAAAGAAAGCGAAACTCTTGATTTCTTCGAGTATGCAGAGAAATGGATAGAACGTTCCACCAATAAAGGAAAGAAGAATTATTCTATAATGCTGAACTCCTTGGAACGTTTTAATCAATGCAGAAAACTGCCATTCTCGCTTATAGACTATAGTTTCCTTAATAGATATAAAGATTATCTCGATGGGCATCCTAGAGCACAGTCTTTATACCTTGGCAATATCCGTCACTTGTTCAATGAGGCTATTAAGGAATACAACGCGGATGATAAGAAAGTGATTACCAATAATCCTTTTGAGAAATTCTCTATTCCCAAGGATATACCTAACACAAAGAACAGGGTAATCAGTGAAGAGAACCTTGTCAAGGTGTTTAAGTTCAAAGGTACAAGGCGTATCGGTATGGCTAGGGATTGTTACATTATGTCGTTCTGTATGATGGGAATGAATTCTGTTGATATGTATGAATGTACGCAATACAAGAATGGTGTGCTTGCATATGACAGAGCCAAGACTAGGGATAAGCGAGCGGACAACGCCCACATAGAAATAGAAGTACCTGATGTTATAAAACCTTTATTTAAAAAGTACAAAGGAACATCTAGGGTTTTTGATTTCTATATAAAGTATTCCAATTCGGGTAGCTTCAACAAGCATATCAACAAAGGTCTGCATTATATAGCGGACGAGTTGGGAATACCTCGTTTTGACTTCTATTCAGCCCGTCATACTTGGGCATCAATTGCTAGAAATAAACTGGGAATAGATAAATATACGATTCATGAAGCTCTTAACCATGTTTCGGACTTGGACATAACCGATATTTATATCCAGAAGGATTATACCAATATCAACAAGGCAAATGCAAAGGTCGTTGATTATCTTATCAACCTTGCAGGAAACAATATATAATAAGGAGATAGGGGAAGCTTAGTCTTCCCCCTCTTTGTTTTTGTTCTCCTCTTCCTTTTTATTCAATTTTGCACCAGTAGCTTTCATGATAGCCTTCAGAGCTTCTTCAAAGTTCAAGGAATCCTTTCCGCCATTAGGATGTTTCTCCCACCAGTCAGGGTCAACCCAACGCATTGCCTTGTCATACCAAGACTGGTCGATGGAGGGGCTATTTTTTTGCGAAAGGGGTAGAGCTTTCGCCCTACCCTTTTTTATTATTGTAATAACAACTGCTGTTTTATGCCTAACCTTTTTGCCTCTTTGCTAAAGAAATCTACTTTACGTTTTACTTTTTCTTTAAACTTCTCGAACAATGCAATTAAAGCTTCTTGCTCGGTATCAAAAAGCTCTTCTTCTCTAATTGTATGCTGTTTAGTTCGTTCACAATAGTCGGGTTTGTATTTATAATCTATCCACCAACCAGAAGGGTTAAGCTCATTTCCCTCGAACCAAGATACGTTGCAGCATCCCTTTATAATACAGCGTTGCGGATGTTCAAACCAACTATCTATATACCAAGCAATATCACCATTCTTATATTTTGGAATGGGTCTTTCCTCTTTATTTGTATATTTATATTTTTCCATATTCTCTATTTTTATCACTTATAGAAATCTCTATTATAAATACCTGAAAGCTCTTGCATATCTTCCTCTGTTATGGAGTATTTGTGGTGTAACAGATATTGAATATAATCTCCATACTCCACATCTTTACATGGGAACAGCTTTCCGTTATCAATTCGTTTGAATATTATATTATAATCCGTCCTCACTCCCTTGTTAATAATGGAGAAGTGACTTCCTACAGACTCTCGTTTATCTATTACTTCATACCAAAAAGTTTTACCTTTATGAGACCTATCGTTAATACCCATATAAGCAAAAATTCCTAATATAAAAAGAATAAATAAAAGCTTAAAACAACTGTTATCTTTTTCCATATTACTAATGTTTTACTACTTCCAAATACTTTAATTTTGCGAATCGATACGAGTGATACATTCCACAAAGATTTTTTATTTTAGAAGTGAAACAACTAATACAACCCGTATAATCATTAAATCCTAAGATGATATACTTTTCTTCTACATACCCTGCAACGTATGCGCCAATATCTTTACCTTTATAAAGAACTCGCTCACCTATATGAGCCTTACAAAATTCCTCGTTTGTCATACGCTATTACTATTTTAGTTCATCAAAATCAAGCCACTCTATCTTATCATAGCATTCATACAGAGCTTCGATACGCTGTGTTCCGTCTCCTCTTGTGACAACCCATATTTCGTCACTCATTGCTCCATAATGAAGAGCCGTAGGATTTACGCCACCTCCACTATATCGGAACATTACCCACTTTCTTAATGGTGGCTTATCTTCTATTAGGTTGTGCCATAATGATGCAGTATTCACGTAAGGAACGTTTTCTGTGCCACAATCAGTAACATCAACCTTTTCTGTACTGAACGTTACTCCGTTAAGCTCATTGTAATCTACCTCATCTTCATTGCTACAGATGTTGAGGTAAATCTTCTTTGGTAAATTCTTTACTTTCATATAACTTTGACTTAATTAATCATTCCATTTTCGAAAATTTCTCTTATAGCTCTACCGCTGTGTCGTACACGTTTTCCACCGCCAATCAAATCTGTATCTAAATAGTCATCTATTTGACTCCAAATAAGAGACCCTGGTACACATAATTCAACTTTTTTCTGTTTCATACGCTACTTGAATTTAATGATAAAAAACTCAGTACCAAGCCACTTGTCGGGGCATAGACCTTTTTTAGGCTTGCCGATGGTGATACTCTCAATCTCCTTCTCAATTCGTGGACTATCCTTGCGGTAGCCATTAATGAAGAGGACGTGAGTGTAAGGACGATAAAGCACCTTCCCACAATATGTTTCTGCTGCCACATCATAAGCTACTTCGCAGTTGGTGGTCAGACGTTTAATCCAATATGGTTTTATTTCCCGATACTCCTCTGTCTTTTCGCCAGCAGAAATCATATCAAACCACTGCTTCTTGACGGACAGATGCAATACTTTCTTTTTCATACTTATATCTATTAAACTGATTTATAATCTTTTTAATTTCACTATCACGAAGGTGTAGAAAAGGCTTAAAAGAAGGCTTTCTATATACCTTGTTTCCTATCAAAATATCGGAATCATCCATCCATTGCCAAAGATACGGTGGACGGCTATCCAAACGAGGGTCGTCAACACGATTATTGTAAGACTCTTCGCAAGATTTCCAAAACTTATTAAGTGCAATCGCATACACAGAGACAAGTGCCAACCTGCTTAATCTCTCGAATTGTTCTGCGAATAGCAGTGGTCTGAAATCGCATACACATGGAACGTTCTTCATCATTCCACCTCCTCCCAATCATTTGCGAGAATGTCACCATCAACGCACGGCATGCCAACAAAAGGAACGTCCAGATAATCCATCCCCCATATATCATTATAGGATACACATCGGACGTAAATTTTCTTCTTATTAATAAATGTTGTTCCATTATTCCATATCCTACGTTTCACTTTCTTTCCTTCCTTCATTCTTCTCAGAGCCTCCGAGAAGTCAAATGTTTGCTTGCTCATTATGATTTTGCTTTAAAGTTGTAAATTGGCTTAATGACATCAATGACATCAACCGTAGGTTTGATTAACTCAACAATCTCTTCGGTTGGCTTGTATGCCATAGGTGCTTCATCAATGGTTTCTTCACAAACTGATGTGGAATAAATACCATTCATTTCATTCTTGTAAGAATCCATAGATAACTCTTTCTTTGCCTGTGTACGAGACATTAATCTACCTGCGCCATGAGGGGCAGAGCATAGCCAATCTTTGTTACCTTTTCCCTTGCAGATAAGAGAACCATCACGCATATTCATTGGGATAATGACTACCTCATCCTTTTTTGCACTGATAGCTCCCTTTCGCAATATACCCTTGTCTGTATCTATATAGTTGTGAATGGTTGTAAAAGAATACTTATCTGAATCAGCATCAATATCTACACCTAAAGCATTTACAAGTCTGTTGGCGATAATCATTCTGTTTTGTTCAGCATATTTTTGAACTATGCGCATATCATTGAGGTAGTCATTGAGTAAATCACCTTCCAAGTAAGAAAGTTCCTTGCTTATATTTTTAGTACCTAATGACTTAATAACACTCTGTATCTCATTTTCTCTGCCTTCGCTTTTTAGCTTGGCAATAACCTCCGACTTATCGGCAGCCTTCTTGTGGCAATACTGGTAAGCAAGGTTTTGGTAATAGTTGCACACCCTAACTCCAAGGTTTCTACTTCCTGTATGTATCACAAGAAACTTCTCACCCTCTTCGTTTGCATCTAACTCTATAAAGTGATTACCCCCACCAAGAGAACCAACAGAACGATATACTATATCCATCCCATTAATACTATCCCAAGAACGAAATTTACCAAACATATTGCCGTCAACTAATCCATGTATGAATGCAGAAGCTTCTTCGTTGATATTGAAACCAGATGGAATCAACGTATTGACTGCTTCGTCAAATTTCTGTAGATTAATATTAACTTTACCAAGTCTAACGACTTTCATTCCGCAACCTATATCTACTCCTACGGTGTTAGGAACTACTCTTTTGTCCAGCTCTATCACCGTGCCAATAGTACAGCCTTTACCTGCGTGACAATCTGGCATTATTCTTATTTCACAACCAGAGTAAGCATCGCTATTGGATAGAACTTCTATCTGCTTGATAGCTTCATCTTCTATTGTCTTTGCAAAGACCTTTGTAAACTCATTCATATCTCATTTCTTTTTAATTGTTAAACTTTATAACCTTCAACCTTACGTCTGCAAGATTCTACATCCTTTTGGTTAAAAGGAGTTCGGCAACCGTTCTTCTCTATATCGTGAAGAATATCCCTTGCTTTGCACTTTGCGCTAAGGTTTATCGCCTTTGTGATGCGGTGGTCGAATGGTAAGGCATTCCGACACCTCTTTCTTTTATCGTAAGATGCCATTGCAAGCAACCACTTAACATTATACCCTTTCTTTTTGTACTTCTCTTCTAAATCGAGGAAAGTACATTTATGCTTCATTATCTTCTTTGCTAATCTAACCTTCATACGCTATTTCTTTTTATGACAATGGCAGCTCTCTGCGTGAATAACACAAACTCCGTGTTTCGTGTCCACAAGCAGATAGTCATGCCCATTCTTAGTAAATACTGTTGTACTAAATTCCTTTGCAGGTTCATTGCTATTAGCCAAAGAGCGGACACCCTCAAAAATCAATGCACCTACAAGCAAACACAAGACAAACCAAACGGCTGACTTGATTAAGTTTAAAATCTTATTCTTCATACGCTACTTCTTTTTATCTAACCATTCCATTACGTGACGATAGGCATCATTTTCGTAACGTCTCATAAAATACTCAAAATTGTTTCTATCTTTGAGATAGTCAGATAAATCACCTCGCCAATAACCATACAGATTACCGAGGAACACACTTGACATTTCATTAATACAACGCTTGATGAGCTTCTGTTGCTCAACATTCTTGTTGTAGTGAAAGAGTGAATACGATGCTCTTTTGAGCCATTTCCACCACTTTGATGTGAACTTCTTTACTTCTATCTTTTCGGGAAGTTCCTCTCTTTTCGTGTGCATATCAATGAGTTTGTTGTACTAATCTAAACTAATTGTTATTTGTTTTTCCATGCTACTTCTTATCGAATTTATTGCCAATAACCTTAAATCTATTTAATGAATCATTCTCACTCAGAAGGTATGTTAGTGCAACGCAAAAGTCACGACCATTCTTAGCGAGCAAACAAAATGCGCCATATTTAAACACTACTATTCCGTCAGGACTATCATTGGTGACATTTGAAAGTATGTCACCTTCCCAAATCTCATTGCCTTCACAATCTTTCAATCCTGCAAATTGGCAGACCGTTAAAGGGTCAACCTGATGTGCCTCGTTTCTATTAAGCATTGATTCACTCTGCCTATCCTCGATGATGTAAGTGTTACCACATTCAGCATAGAAGTAACCTTCTACCCAAGTATTATTGTCAAGACGTTTAGCCTTGAACTTGATATTTTCTGCTTTCATAAGCTATTCATATAAAATTGTTATTATTTTACTTTTATCTACCTTCAATATAGCTTCTTCTGCTTTATCAATCGAAGAAAACAAATACTCTGGGCAAAGGTTATATGCACCATAATCCCAATAATGGATAAGTCCAAATAACAATGAATATCTCTTATCTACACGAAAAGCCAATATTGGATTACCCCAAGAATCGTAATGTATGCCTTTAACAGCCTTGCTTTTACGATACATATCTACTATTCTATATGTTGCCATAACTATTCTCCTTTAAGTTCTCTTCTCTTTAATTCTATTCTCGTGACACTGAATCATACGTTTATAAAATTCTATCATCTTTCTATTAACGAAAACAGTATCATATTTACCTATATAGTAATCTCCATTTAAGAGTTCGCTGACGTGTATTCGTACAACTTCTTGCGTCCAGTTATCTATAAAAAGATAATAGGTTTCACAATTAGGGTGTACCATAAGGTACTCGTAGAATTGGAATTTATCATTTTTAATAAATGTCACTAAGCAACCTTTTGTTAACTGACTTATGTCTTTTAATACTTCCATATCTATTTCTCCTTTGCTTTAACATTATACACTCCGTTTATAACTTCTACTTCATAACAATCTGGACAATAATGCTTACCATCTATCATTTCCCAATCAGAGTAGTCACCAATATCGACTTTTTTGTTATTGAATAGTGCAGAGCAAGTATCTGTACCGCCAAATACTTCTCCGCATCTATCGCAAACAATCTGATACATTGTAATCGGTCTATACATAAGCTATTCCTCCTCTAAAATTCCAAAGACTGTTCCGTCGGCAAAGGTAAATCTTTTCATAATTTTGTCCAAAGTAAAGCCACCGATACAATTTATATCTATATTTTCTTCGCTAATAATAAGAGTAATTAAGGAACGACTTCCATCTTCCTTAGACTTTATCCACCCGAAGGGCTGATGCTTCTTCATCTCAGTCCAACATTCTTCTACATTGGCAAAAGGGCGGTACTTTGCTTTCGCCTTACTATCTGGCTTGATGCGGTATTCTGTATTATTCCAAAACTCAATCTCTTTCATTTCCGTCCAATCATTCATACCTCGCCAGCTTTTGCTTAATGCACTCGGTTTTGTTCTACACTCAATTACCTTTCCTTCTGCAAAAGCTTGCAGAATAGGATAAAATTCTTTAGCTTGATTTCTGTCCATACTTAACTATAAATTTATATATTATTTTAGAGTAGTCTAAATTAGACCATATTTAAAACACATTAACATTGTTATTGTTTATATTATCATATAAATGACTACCTTTGCACTCGGATTCTAGGACATCATAGTCCCCCATCGGCGACACTACACGCCGTTCTTCCTCTGTTCAAGGAGATTACAAAGCCCCTTAGTTGCCGCTTAGGGGCTTTTTTCTTGTACTGCTTTGTAGTGGGCAGTATTCCCCCAGATAGAGAAGTCTGGATAAACGATGGAGGGACTTTTGATGGAAAAGAATCCAAATGACAACAAGGTTCGTGTTTTCTGCAAGTACATCATTAGGAACGGAAAGCGCATCTATCCCAAAAATGGGACTTGCTTTTCTTTCTTAGTATAAGCAGAATGAATCTTTTTCGGGGTAGCGGCAACTACCCCTTTTTACTTTGGTTCATACAACTCACAAGACTTGCGATTTATTCCTCCAACTTATCAATAGGTTTCCAATGAGTGATAATATTACCATAGAGCTTGTTGTATCTAAAGCTATTGCCTACATTAATGTATTTGTCTCTTGAATCAATCCATACTTCCGTAGGTTTTACTTTGCTACAAACTTCCACATTCTCGTTATAAGGAGGCAGCTCATCCTCAACAGATACCCAGTCTGGCTTGTTGAGTTCCTTCAAAGCTTCTTCTAAGTTAGAGATAACGCTATGTTGGTTAGCATACCTACTCCAAATGATAGCTTGTTCTATCAGCTCTGTAACTTTCTTCTTATCCATAGTTGTCACAATTTAAAATATTCACGTATCTGCTCACCTGTCATGCGATATACCTCAGATATTCGGCAGTCTCTAATTGGGCTATCCCATGCACCTGTATGTTCATCATTACAACTACCATCGGCAACACGCTCTACGGCTTCTTCTGAACCTGTTGCAAAGTCAACGCTTAAAAGTTCCTTTTCCTCGTTACTAAGCCCTTTTCCTTCCAAAGCAATATTTAGAGCGGTTTGCAACTCGTCATGAGCCTTATCTGAATAGCCTATAGCCTTACCAATATGACTATTGATTGATTTCTCTTTCTTATCCATAGTTCTAAATTGTTTCTTGTTTAATTACTTCATCCAACCTTGCCTCCATCTGCTGAATGATATTATCTATTGTCTTGCCTTGATAGTCGGCAGCTACCTCTTGAAGGATGGCTAACTGTGATGTAAGTCTGAATATGTTTATCATACTTTTCTTTTAAATTATTGAATACAAAAAGCGGCAACCCAACTTGTGGATTACCGCTTATAAAGTGGTCGTTAGACCTATGTTTTAAAATTTGCTGATATAGCCTACTCTAATAAAGGAGAGTCATCTCCTGGAGATAGTTTTCTAAATCGTTGCTCTGCATTATGCTTGTCTAGAGATTTTAATTGCTCCTTTGCCATTTTATGTAAAGCAAGGAATCTCTCTCGTCTAGGCTTTCCATCCTTTATGAGAACAGAGTTATACGATTCCATTGCTGATAGTACAATAAGCTGATTAATTGTAGCTGTGTCACGCATATTCAACCCCTTCTTAGCTAATACTGGGTTGGCTTTTTCCCAGTCTTTCGCTGTATAACCAAATAAAGCAAGGTTAAGCATATCAGCCTCGCCTGCATAAATACTGCTTGTGATATTACGTTTAGTCTCTTCTATTGTCAACTGTGGTATGATACATTCTTTAATAGCATCAGTATGTACAGCATAATTCACCTTAGAAAGCAATCTTTTTACATCCCAATGCAGTAATAGAGGATTGCTTTGAGATTCTTTCAATCTTTGAAATTCTTTTATAACTAAAAGATTGAACTCAGGACTAAGCCACATTCCGAAATGATAAGCTATGTCCTTATGCGCAAATGTACCACCATATCTACCAGCCTTTGCAAATATTCCTATTGCATTGGTCTTTTTAACGTATTCAGAGATGGAAATGTAAAAGCTGTTACTTCCCGTCTCTTTTCTAATTCCCCCGAATTCGGGGGAATTAAAATTAGGGTTGTTCATACTCTCCCAAACTCCAAGGAAATCAATAGTAGATTTGTTACTCAACCATTTCTCGATTAATTTACTTCCACCATCAAATCCTTTTGTCATATCCGTTAAACAGATATAGTCATTCTCATCTCCCTTTAATAATACAGAGATTTCAACATCTTTAACTGTAATTTTCTTAGTCTTTGCCATATCATTTATATTTTAAAACGCTGCAAAGATACAGAAAATATTTGTAATCTCCAAATTTATTTGCGGTAATCCACTAAGTCAAAGAACGCTTTTCTCTTCTTTTTCCCCTCTTCCTGTTGCAGGAGAGGGTGGTTAGTTACTCGGTTACTTCCTCGTAAGTCTTAGCGAAAATACCAGGCTTACAAGGATAAAACTCTCCGTTTACACCTTTGATGATATAGTCACTAAGAGAAGCATACATATCTCCTTCAAGTGTTGGAATAATAAGAACCAATCCATGATTCTTTACTTTAGCTTGAGTAAACTTATCAATTTCAGATAAATTTTCACCATCCCACTGAATAGCTTCAATGGTAACTGGCTTCTTTCTGTACTTTTTAATCATATTACTATCTATTTATATCATTTGCAGGATGTCAGTTACTCCTCAACTTCAACAAACTTTCCGTTTTTAAGTTGATACCAAGTATCAGCCTTGACATTTTCTCCGTCAACGTACTCTGTCTTAACGCATACTGGAACATTATGATTTTTCTCATCGCTCCATTTCCACTCTGCAAGCGTTATCCATGAGCCTACCTTTGCTTTGGCTCTGGAACTATTGCCAGCGCACATAATAACGGAATCTTCTCCAGTGCTATCAATCTGAGCATAGTAACCGCTTGAACCAATCTTAGCAGAGTCACCGCTTGAACCAATCTGAGCAGAGTAACCGCTTGAACCAATCTTAGCAGAGTCACCGCTTGAACCAATCTTAGCAGAGTAACCGCTTGAACCAATCTTAGCAGAGTCACCGCTTGAACCAATCTGAGCAGAGTAACCGCTTGAACCAATCTTAGCAGAGTCACCGCTTGAACCAATCTGTTTATTTCTGTCTCCGTTGTCGTTTAACACACCATCTGCCTTAACTTTAGATGGTGATGTTATATCTTTCAGCCACTCGACACCGATATTAATGATGTCAGCCAACTTTAACTCAGCCTTAATCTTGATACGAGAAGAGCATACCTTTGTTAAATCTTCAAAGTCAATCGGGAAGAGCGCACAATATTTGTACTTTAAAGTGCAGATGAATCTTCCGTTGAGCATAATATCAAATACAAATGTTTTCATTGCTCACCTCCTTCCTTTGAAACTTCTTCAATAAAAATCTTAGCTTCTTCTGCCGCCTCTCTTGCGAGATTTCGTATATGTACTTTACGTTCGGTATTGGAGCACGCACCTCTATGGTCGTAATCTTCGCCACATCTTCTTACTTTATTAATAAACAACTCTGATGCCGTATTAAATAAAGTTTTTGTTTTAAATCCTTCTACATTAATCTTCACTCCCATAATCTTCCTGCAATTTCTTGATTTCACTAACGAAAAGATTGACGTTGATGTCGCAATCTATCACTTCCTGGTGGTGCTTGACGGCATCTTCTATCAGATGCGTGCATGATTCGGTGAAGCCGCAAATGTGATCGCCCTCTATGGTGTAGAGATAGCGGTTCGTGTTGTAATAAGCACACTGGCAAAGCTTGATGCCATTCTGTGATAACACCTCTCTGACTGCGGCGTTGTTGATGCGAAGCACTACCAGCTTGCTTTTTGAAGTGTAGTACTTGCGATATTTGATGCGGTCGTAGGCAATGACTGCGATAGCCAACAACCATAAGATAGCTGTTACGATAGCTATGTCTGTCTGTAATGTATTCATAAGTTTGTTACGTTTTAATTATTTCTGTTCTTTACGTCTGTCATGGCGATAGAACTTCCGTTCTGCCATCTTTCGCTCTTCTTCGGTCTTGTAGAGCACCTGATTAACGTCATGCTGACTCATATCTACCGACTGAATGCGATGGGTGGCAGGATCCAGACCATTCTTCTCGCAATAGACCTTCCAGCCTTCCAAGCCAAGAGGCTTCTTCGCTTCTTCGGCTGCTTTTCTGATTTCCTCTGCCCTTCTGCGTTCATCGTCCAGCCTTCCACGCTCTGCCAGCATATCCTGCTCGTATTTGTTGAGCGCTTCGATAATATCCTGCGGATTGATGGTCGTGTTGTTATCATCGTGCTTGTGCTGGAACAGCTTGCCGTACTTTCCATCCATGATGGTGACAAAGGCATAGTCCAGTTCGGTGGTGGTCCAATAGTGATACTTGGCACAGATTCTTGCGGCAAGCGTCTGAACCTGATACTCCGTAACAATGTCGAAGACTCCGAGATAGGTGAAGAGTTCTATCAGTTTGCCCTTGACCCAGCCTACAAGACTAGGCAATCCTCTCTGCATGCGGACGGAAAGCAAAGTGGTGCTGCTCTTGGTGCAGGCATCAGCGAAGGAAGTAGGGCGAATATAGTCCGGCTTATCCTTGATAATCGGAACCAAGGATTCTTGCTGCCTTTGCTGCAAGATTGTTTGCTCTCTGTTGCTCATTGCTCTGTACTGGATAAATTTCATCCTCCCATCTTGCTCCATTCAGATAAGTGAGAGGGTGCATTCTATATTGTTTTCTGGAATCATCTGATACGGAACCTGGAATCATGGTGTTCTCTACATAGGCAGGAACCGCCTTCATGCAGGCTACCTTCTCTTTCAGCTTTAGCTTATTCCACTTCTCTTCGGCTTTTTTGCGCCCCTTCTTGTAGGCATAGGCATCCCAAAAGTCTTGGAAGGTCGGAACAATGACACTTGCTAACGGTGGTAACGTTTCATGCAAATCCACTGTCTCGAACTCGTCCACTTCCGGGAACATCGGCTTCTCCTTGTAATACTTGCCGGTTACCATGAATCTTGCGCCATTTACGAATGCGTCACGCATGGCTTCGTTGTCGGGGGCATAGTTGTTAGCCTCGGCAATGACTTCCTTTAATGTTTTCATAAGCTTGTAGTTTTTATGAGTTATACCCACCCCTTGTTGGAGTCTATATCCATCTGACAATACTTCTTTGCCAGCTCATCATCCTGCTCGGGAAGCGGAAAGCCTATGCAGTTGGCATAGTCGGCAACGTTTCTGATTACCGATGAGGCTTCTGCGGTATCGAGGAAACCAAGGGGCTTGAATCTTGGATAGCCCTTAGAATCATATTCGCCAGTCATGAAGATGTGAGGGGCTACATTCTTCTGAATCTCACTGAGAGTCTGGTAGAACGTCTGCCCTATCTGTCCGGATAGATACGTGATGATGAAGTTGAGATAAGCCTTCTGCTGGTCGGTGGCTATAGGATGAAACTTTTTGATTTCCAAACTATAGCCTGCTGACTTAGCCTTTTCTATCTCCTTCAATGCAGCCATATAGCTGCGAGGGTCGTTTAAATTCTTGAATACTGCCATATCAAATAAGATTAATGATTTCTCCACTCTTGGCATAGTACGTTGGTGCGCCTATTACCTGTTGGAACTTGTTTACTGCTATGATTGGATTGAGGTGTCGGGCGGAACCGTGAATGAGGATGATCTGGTTGGCGCAATGCTCTGCATCGCATTCCTTTAGCCAAGCGATAGAGTGCTCCAAACTCATGTGCGACAATCGAACTCGGTCTGCCTGGCTGCGTGGTGTCTTGCCATCTGCTACCGCCTTGTCTAGGATTGCATCAGAATAGTTGCACTCTGCAAGATAGGTCTTGCAACCTTTGAGATAGAAATGCAGATTGTAGCAATCCGTAGCAAAGAAGATAGTTCCATAAGATGGTTCGTGAATCAGATAGCCGAAGTTTTTTGCATCGTGCTCCACTGTGAATGGGGTTACTCCGAAGTCTCCGAACCTAAAGGTGATGTTCTCGGACATCGTATCTACACCCGGGTATTTCTCTGCCACTTCATCATTGGAAGATACGTTGATTCCTGCCTTTAGATACTCGGGGATATACTTGGAATGATCAGAATGGACGTGGCTCACGATACACCCTACTACCTTGCTCGTCTTATACCCGATAGCCTTCTTCACCTCTCGCAAGTGTATGCCTGCTTCAATCAGCAGGATTTCTCCCGAATCTGATTGAAGGGCATACGAATTGCCTTTTGAGGATGAGCCTATAATGATTAGATTCATACTAGCTCAACTTAAACTTCTTGGTTTCGGTCTGAGCCTCTGGATCCTCGCCAGCTGGCTGCTTGATTCCACCAGTCTCAGGATCAACCACGATTACTTTCTTTGCCCCGGCAAACTCCTCGTCTCGCTGCTGCTCGGCAGAAGGGGCTTCATCTATGTTGAGAATGTCGTTATTCTCGATGGAAAGCTCGCCCCATTTTGAGAGGAGTCTTCTCAGCACGGTCTTCAGCGCCATACTCTCGAAGTTGGAATTCCAACCCACTCCATCACTTACTCCCGATGCAGCCTGCTTTAATGCCAGTTCCTTCAAGGTGTCCGGTGTAACCTTGTCGTTGAACTTGACGGTAGGGCTATACTGCTTGGCATAGAGACAGACTTCATCGAGCGACATATATAGAATCTTGAAAAATCCGTCCTTCTTCTTTATGTAGGCGAAGTAGCCGATAGGAACATTTGAGGTACGAATGCCTGACAAATCAAGATTACCGGTTACCTTGTCATAACCTCTCAGCTCGCCCTCATATACCACATCGGAGTTGATGGTCTCATACTTACCAGTACGCATTGCCAGCTGGAGATAACCCTTGGTTCCCACTACCAGTGTAGGAGTCATCACGCCATGAATCTTGAAAGGAAGGATATAGCACTGCCCCAACTGTTTGTTGAGCGGAAGATGCAGGGATGCTGCCTTCAGCGCCTCTACCATGAGCGCATTAGGATTGCACTGTAGAAGCTTTTCATCTGATGTTGCCAGCTCCATCAAACTGGTGGTGAAGGTTCCCTTGTTCTCCTTCAAGGTGTTCTGCAAAAGGGTCTGGTAATAACTATTGTTCATTACCGCCTGGAAGTTCTTTACTGCTAGTGCCTTCTGTGAAGGCTGCTTTGCTACTGCTGTTTCTGCCATGATTACTTCTCCTTATCTTTTTTAAGTTCGTTCGAAATCCCCAAAAGGACAAGCGTTGCCATTGCCGCTCCCATTTCTGGGACATCGTTAATTACGCTAGCAGGAAGCTCTACACTATCATGCTCGTTAATCCACTCTTTTACGATGCTTGATGGTGTATTGTCTTTCAGACCGCCACCAAATACAAGCATACCCCTTACAAGGTCTTTATCTACCTCTGCTATCAATTTAATATTTTCTGCCATGATTTATATTTTTAATAAATTCTACTTCTTTTATTCCATAACCGCAAGGGATGGATATTCAAACTTCAACTCATCATCGGTGGTTACCGTCAACCGAATCTGCTGCTGGTCGCCCGAATAGATTGGGTGGTTCACACTCTCACATTCATCGAGCACCATCGGTGCAGATACCTCATAGAATCTAGAGAAGGTGTTGGCGATGTCGATTCCTGCATTCACCTTGGCGGCTCCATTGAGTCGGCTATAAGGCACACCATCGTGATAGCACTCACAATATGGCTGCATATTACCTTCAAGATCCTGTCGGAACATTGACCACTTGACGTATGAGAAGTGTCCATTCACATTCTCTTCGAGCAGCTGGCACGACTTCTTGTTGTACTCGTTTGCCAGGTCGAGTTGCTCATCAAGTTCATCCAGCTGATTCTGATATGATTCCTTGTCCTGCTTCGCCTTTTCGATAAGTTCGGAAATGCGGTCATAGGTCTCCTTGGTGGCAAGGAGTTCCAGTACCTCGTTGTATCTTGTGCCGATAGGCTCACGCTCCTTCTCCAATCCTATAATCATTTCTGTGTTCTCGTCCGAATTAACGGATGGCTCATTAAGTTCAGCCTTCAAGTCGGCAATCTCCTTCACTACCTGCTGATATTCTTCCTTCTCGGCAAGAATCTGCTCGTAGGTCTTCGGTTTCTCGGCATCCACCTCCCGTTTCTTGAACTCAGCTTCCTTGAGAGTCTTGTTAGCCTTCACCAGCTGGTTGGTTGTAACCATTCGGTCGTTGTCAAGCTTCTCAAGGATATTCTTTGCATCGGTATATTCCTGCTGAATGCCGTTGAACTCCTCTTGAATCTTCTTCGATGCGTTAGACTTGTGTTCATTGAAGCGGTCCTTGGATTCCTTCTTGATACGCTCAACATCTTCTGCCGGAAGCGGCTGACCGCAATGAGGACAGATGCCATCCTCGGCATTCCAGCTCCATCGGGATTTAGAGAGTTCATCAAGCCGGTTGTTAATGTCCACCACCTTGCGCTCGCACTCTTCCTTCTTATCCTTGGCGTGAATCTCCGATTCTGTATAGCCCCTCATCGTTGCTTTCAGATCATCAACCAGACTCTGCGCCTTCTTTACTGCGATATTGGCAGTAATCACATCGCTCTGATGTTTGGTAGCCTGCTCGGTAGCGAGATTCATGGCTCCCTGCTCCATATTGTGCTTGCGCTTCTCGGCAAATTCAATCTTCTTTAGGATTCCATCGTATCTTACCTTGTCGGCACCGCCAATACGGATAGCCTGAATCTTGTTGGCGAGTTCCACAAGCTTGTCGTTGAGATTCGACTTCTCGGTAGATAAGGCATCCCAATCCAGCGCTTCGGGCAGAGACTTACCGAGTTCTGCCAAGCGGATAGGAACGGCATCCAACTGCTTCTGCACTTCCTTGCGCTTGTATTTGATATGATGGATGAGGTCGGCAATCGACTTCTTTTTGAGTTCTTCTACCACGAAATCGAATCGTTCATCGCCCTTCGTAATATCCAGCGTAGTATATTGGTCAGCAAGTGATTCCAACAGTTCACGCTGCTTCTGCCAAGGGAGACTACAGAAATTCGTTGCCGAAGAAATGCGGCGGAAAACGGAATCAGGACAAATGCCTTCTACTACCTTCTTGAAGTCTCCTGCCGTGGCAACATCGCCATCCACATAATACTTGTAGGTGTTCTTGCACTCGCTGCCCTTCCAAGAATCGGTGAGTGTTCGCTTCAATACAACCTGCTCGCCATCCACAAGCAGGGTGAGTTCAGCTTCGTGAGGAATCTCCTTGACAATCTCGTGATTCTTGTCGAAGGTCTTGATGTCGAGCGAATTTCCTGCTATATCCGTACCGAAGAGAACATACATGATTGCGTTGGCAATCGTGCTCTTTCCTCGTCCGTTGCCACCCGACACGATGGTAAGCTTCTCGCTAAACTCATACTCGGCATCACGGATGCCACAGAAGTTGAGCAGTCTCAGTTTCTTAATGATTATCTTCTTCATCTTTCTTATCTTTATTCTGTTCTTGTTTCTCTCTCAGCTCCTTATCGTAAGCTTCGAATGCGCAAGCGGCTGCATAGGTGAACGCATTGCTGTTGCGCATAGCTTGAAGAAGGAGTTGCTGTAAATCTCCATCTGAGGCGTGGAGGAAGGAGAAGCCCTGCTTGGTGCTGGCATCGCCCATGAGGATGATGCAGCGGAAATGCTTGCCGTGCTCTCCTGCCTTGTCAACCTCCTCGGTAACCTTTCTGATTTGGTTGAAGTAATTTTGTCTGATATTCTTTCTACTCATGATTTTCTTCTTTCTAAAAACCTGCCCACGCCCGGTTGCTACCCGAGAAATGGGCAGGAAAACACATTGTATGAAAACAATCAACTAACTAACTGTCTGTTGAACCTAACCCTTTTCGTGTGCCGGTTACCTTGCCAAGTTCCAAGTTGACATCTGGAACATAGGTGAAGGCGCCCTGGCAAATGCGCCAGCTATAAGGGAGAACGAACTTGAAGCCGAGGAGTCGCAAAATGCGGTTCTTCCATTTCCACCTGCCCGACTTCACGATTACGTGGACTTCTTCGCCATATCCGCAATCTATCAAGCCGAGAATCACATCAAGGTTCTCTCTCACCTTGCCCAATCGACCGCCCTTCATCCAAGAAGGGAAGTACACATCAAGCTGCATGCCTTTGCCCGACATACCGCTGCGTGGCTGGATCAGCATCTTCACATTGGCAGGAAGCTGAATCTTGAACCCGAGCGGAACGTAATAGCGGGCGTAAGGAGTCACCTCCATATCCTTTGCTACATGAAGGTCGTAAGCGGCATCCGTCTCATACGCCTTTGTCGGGAAACAACCATGCGTCACTAACTCTACTTTAATCTTTGTACCGAATTTACTCATATATAATCTATTCTGTTAAATGTTTCTCTTCAAGAAGCTTATCCACTTCCTTCTGATAATCTTCTAAATACATCCACCTAAAGCCGTAAGCCGTTTTCTGTTTACCTATCAGACAACGCCTGACATTTGCCTCTGTCTTACCCGTCTGTCTTTGAAAATCACATGAACTTGCCCATTTTCTTACAAAAGTACCATCTAAGTTTAGTTGTACGATATGCTTTGCAAGCTTATTAACCCAACCTACAGGGTGTTCTCTAGTTCTTTTCAAAATATTATAGGCATGAATCTGATTTTCAGAACGTGTTGCCCATTCCAAATTATCAACACAATTATTCGACTTGTTACCATCAATATGGTTTACGTCTTTTTTGTGTAATGGATTCGGAATGAACGCTTGTGCAACCAAACGGTGAGCGTGTTCATATTTCACTGTTCCGTCTCTTTGGTAAAGACAATAAAACAGATACCCGCTCTTTTTCTTTTTTACCCTAAGAAACTTTTCCTTGATATGTCTAATTCCTTTTCCCCAAGGAACTATCCTTTTCAAAGACTTTACACGACCACAATCAGATATTTGATAAATACCTTCATATCCTTTTATGTCCCTCCACTCTTCACTTCCATTCGTCATAGTTCTTTTCTATTTTAAGTTTCTCTACTTCCTTTGTGTAGTAGTCTATGAGTGTTTGAAGTTCAAAAATGGAGTATTGCTTGGTAGAGTGCTTAGTGTTCTCCAGCCATTCCACCTTGTCTTCTCCCAGTTTCTTGACCAAGGCTTTGCGATAGTCCAGCAGATTTCCATTCAGCATGCGGTTGCAGTAACGACATTGTCCGAACACATTAGTCTCGCAATATCGTAGCGACATCGAAGCTCTGCCGATGAAATGACCGGCATCCATCTGGCTGAACGGCTTGTATTTACCACAAGATATACATCTGAATGCTCCTTGATTGTTTACGTCACGGAGTCTTATGTATAACTGGAAGATTCGATCAAGCTTCTTCACCAAGGATTGCTTGGAAGGAATACCCTTAGCCTTCTTCTTCTCCTGCTCCTTCTTGGGCTTATCCCAAGGAGTTTTCTTTATTGGAGTCCTTTTCAGGGGCTTGTATCTTCTTAATACCATACCTTATTATATATATTATAGTGTATTGTACTTGCCCTCTTCACGTCCCATATCTGCTGCGAGATTCTTGATACGTGAGTTGAGCATATTAATCTTTCTGATTTTCAGCTCAAAAATCTCCAGCGGACACCACGGATTCCTTTCGAGCTGTTTGTATATATCGTCCACTCGCTCTTGATAGGACCGAGTCGTGAATAATTGAAGCATACGCTATTGTTTTTAAGTTTGAAGATAACCTGCCTATCCTCACGGACTGGCAGGAACCATGACATGATAAAAAACTCATATTCCGCCCAATATGTTGCCGCTGCAACAGGGGGCTTGTTTTTAATTTAAATTTTAAATAAATATGAAAAGTTGCAGAAGTGGGACTCGAACCCACGACCAGGTCGCACGGTTGATAAGAATATGTTAAGGGTTTACTCATTATGTTACGTGCCTGCTCTAACCAACTGAGCTATTCTGCAATATAGCGGCATCGTGCGCTACCACGAATTTGAGAGCCATGCTCACCGCTCGGGCTTGCGAAGGATTTTTGTAATACTAACAAGCAATCAGTTATTATTTTGCTTTCGTCCTCGCTTACCCTATATAAAGACTTAATATCCTTCAGCTTAATTTTCCAATAAGTCAATGATCGTATGCCCACCAAAGGGACAATGGGATAGCTTTGCGATTGTCATTAAAATGAAAGGTGTTGGTAGAATAGCCGCCAAAGCTATTTCCTTTTGGTTCGTGGCATCTTGTTTCGACCCGAAAATAATGAAATATCCGCCACTTGACATATACCGCTCTTTTATCACCTTACATCACATTTTTATAATAACAAAACACAAAAACTTGTGTGGGCTTGGGGCGAGTTGAACACCCTTGCTAGAAAACCTACTAAATTGCTGGCTGACACCCAAGGTCTCCCTCCACTACCGAGCAGACTGGCTCAAACCCGATTGATACTCCTATTCTCACGAACGAGAGTACCGTAAAGTATTAATAATTAAAAAATATGATCAATAAGATTTTCTTCTGGCAACCTCCACCCTGCTCACGCAGGATGGGGGCTTAACGTTAAATCACAACTTTTATCTAAAAGCCGAACGGCTTCCTTTAATCTTCCACAAGTTCGGGGTACTTCTTGACGAGGATACCACCAAACCTATTGCAAGTAACATTTCGAATATCGACTGCTAACTTGCTGTTTGTCTTATATGCTATTGCAGCGTAAACTGCCGCATTGCAGCAGCCGACTGACTTAGCTATTTTGCCGATTTTTGATTTTCTAACCAAAATTTTCGGTTTATATACCACTTTATCCATACTTTTTTATTATCTTTGCACACGTAAAACATTAAATGATAAAGAAACGATGAATCGTTGTCTGAATCACGGATGCAAAGATACGCAATCTTGTAGAAATATCCAAGCATTTGCATATTTATTTATAATTACTTAAACAATATTTAAACATTTAAACATTAATGCAATATGAAAGATATAGTTGATAGAATAAACGAGCTTAGAAATTATAACAATCTGAGCGGAAGGGCTTTTGCATCTAAAATAGGTATGAAATATACCACAGTTAACAACTACATCAACGGCACAAAAGACCCTACCCTAGATTTTATCATGCACATAAAATCCACGTTTGTGGATGTTTCGTATGATTGGTTACTGGACGGCAAAGGTTCAATGTTCAAGGAAGACAAGCCAACCGATGAAGCACTCTTGAAGGAGCTGGCAGAAGCCAAGGTCAAGCTGCTCGTACAAGAGGGCATCACCAAGGAGCTTCGTGATATACTCCTGGAGAAGAACAACGGCAAGATAGCCGATGAACGCAAGACTCTTGTAGGCTGATACCTATATATACGAAAAAAAGCAGGGCACTAGGCTCTGCTTTTTCGTTTAACAAGTCTGTCTAATCTTCTTTGGAACTTATCTTTAATAACTTCCATTTCTGCTCTCATCTGCACCTCCAAAGATGATAGGCGATGATTTGTACCATACTCGCCATCATAAAAAGGCTCGTCAATATATGGAACCTTCACTTCAATGTATAGGATTGGCTTCAAATCCCACCACAAGAACTTTCTCGTCTTCAAGTACAACAGCCCAGTGATGTTGGCATCGTAGTATCTTTTGTAGCACCAAAGACGTTCCACCTTATATACTTTCTTGCTAATTAGTTTTCTCATGCTTACCTCGCTTTTTAGTAAAAAACGCTCCGGCACACCAATCATTGCTTTCTGCATCAACATGAAGTTTAATACATCTTCCGACAAACTCATTACCTTTATAATGCTTACAACGACTGCACTCCTTTGAATTTCTCAAAATTGCACGAAACACACTGACGTTAGCACTAGGGGCATTTGCCTTATTCCATCTGACTACAGCTTTTTTGTACAGATATCCAAATCTAGGTAAGAACCTACTATCTTCTTTGATTCCATCTTCTGAATCGAAGTAACGTTCATCCGTTCCTCTCTTCATAATATTCAGAATCTTCTTGGCACTTCTAATTTTCATACGCTATTTGAACTTAATAATGAAAAATTCATGACCCAACCACTTGTCGGGGCACATGCCCTTCTTCGGCTTACCAATACTGATACTCTCTATCTCTTTCTCAATACGTGGACTATCCTTGCGGTAGCCGTTGATGAAGAGAACGTGTGTGAACCCTTTGCTCTGGTATTCAAAAAAAGATTCTCGGCTGATAATTATGTTTTCTTGCAAAGCCCATGCGTAGGTATCTGCATCCACATTCATATTAGAAATGTCGAAGATGCGTCTTACCCAATAGCCCTTAATCTCCCGATACTCCTCAGTCTTTTCGCCCGATGCAATCATATCGAACCATTGCTTGGAAACAACGAGCTTCAGAACCTTCTTCTTGGCTTCAGACAAATACTTATCCATTGCCTTTGTTAGTCTGTCCATACGCTATTACTTTAATTGTTCACACGCTTTCTTTTCCCACTCGGCAAAGGAAAGAATATCCTTCCCCTTGCCAAACACTCTCATGTGTCGCTTGTAGCTATTGTAAGCCGCAAGCTTTATCTCATCCATTTCTGTCATACGCTACAACTTTTCTATTTGCGACTCCAAGTTATGAATATTGTCCTTGATGATGGTGAGAATTTTCCCTTTAATTTCTTTAATACCTTCATCGCCAAGAACACGATTCGCAATGAATGTATCTCCGTTTCTTTCTAGACTACAAAGAATCACGTTTAACTCTACAGAAGGGTTCAGCGCAAATTTCAGAAGATTTCTATCGTAATCGAGATCCTCCTTGAGCTTGATAGCTTTCTCTAAATCCTGCTCTGTCATACGCTAGTCCTCCTTTCTAACGAACTTGCCGTCCGAGATTCTAAAACCTCTTCTATGCAACTCCTCAAACAGAGTTTCAGAGTCGGCATAGTTGATGCTCTCGTTCACAAACTGCTCCATGTCGCTGAATGATTTGCCCGAAGCAGGGTCCGTGATGGCGAACTTGTTTAGCTCAACTTCCATATACACAAGGGATAATCTAATCTCATCATAAGTCTGCTTTTGGATTTTACCCTCCATGCACAAGACTTTTGCGATGATAATAATCTTGTCTATCTGTTTAAATACCTTTTCCATAATCTTGTTTGTTATTTGTTTTAAAATTTGGACTCGAATCTTTTCTTCCAGGCATCAAGCGTGGTCGGAAATTTCGGCTTTGTCTTGTGGTAATGTCTGTAGCGAAATATCTTCCAAAACACGTTGATGTAGTTCCGGCAGGGCTTGCCAGTTTCAACGCAACTGAAGCTACATAGCTTCTCACGCTTCTCGCCATACATACAGATATACACCCAGCAGGATTCATGGCAAGCATCTTTCTTGCGAATTTCACTTCTTCCAACCATAAGCCTATATTTAAAAGCCCCCTCCGAAGAGAGGGCAATTAGCTTACTTCACCATCATCATCTGAGGAACATTGCCATATACTGGCAACTTGCCATCCCACTTCTCAATCCACATCTTCTGCAAGATAGCAGGAGTAAGAGAAGCAGTCTTCAACTCATTCGCTTCACGCTCAGCCTTTGCCTGCACAAGCATTTTCTCTGCTTCTGCTTTCTTCACGGCTACCTCGTTGAGAGCACGCTGCGCTTCCTGAATGGCTTTATTCTTCTGATTGACAGCTTCAACAATCGAGCTTGGATATTTCAATCCAGAAGTAAGCTGCTCTAGGTGGAAATGTTCCTTGGCGAGAGCCTTGCTAAGTTGGGCTTCAATGGCTTTCTCCACCAAATCACGATTGCTCACGATTTGGTCGGTTGTGTATTTGTTCAGCTGAATGCGGAAAGCATCCTTCACGTAGTTGAACAAAGTACCATTCACAATATCGTCCAGCCCTTTGCGGTACTTCTTGAATACTCTTGGAGCATTGCCGTCAACCATCTTCAGTGATACGGTAGGATCCACGGTGAACTCCGAGCCATCCTTGGCGTTGATGGTGAATGCAGGATAGTCGATAGTCTGAACATAGGTAGGGTACTCGTACACCTCCTCAGTGAAAGGATTGTACCACACACGACCAGTGACAAGACTCACATCATCTACTCCCTTGTCGGAACCATAGAGGTTCACCAAGATACCCTCAGAGCCTGCATCTACACGCTCACTACAAGAGGTAGTCGAAAACAACGCTGAACCGAGCAGCATAAACAAACACAACTGATTAATCTTTCTTTTCATTGTCTTTCTTATTTTTGAATGTTAAACAATTTGTCGCAACTGAAATCAATATCCAAAGGTTAATTCCGAGAATGCCCATAATGTTCACTATCGTATTAGCCTTGTTAACTGCTTCAAAGCAAGCATCTATCACAAGAAACGTCATGAGCACCCAACTCACAAACGCTACAACCTTCCACTTGATTTTCTTCATAAGCCTATAATTTATCTTTCATCGTGCTCAACTGCAATATGATTACGCAAAGAGCAATTATAATGAATGCCTTGAACATAACACTACTTTTAAATCAATGTCTCTTAGTCTTTTCGATGTTGTACTGGTCGCAAATATCACAATATGCACCATACGCTAACTCGTCAGCCAATTCGTTATACTTGTTGCCATTGTGACCTTTCACCCAGTGGAAACGAATACCAGCTACATGAGCTGCGCATTTCTTGAACAACTCATACAAATCGGGATTCTTCTTGGGCTTGTATGATTTAGAGAGAACCAAAATGCAATACTGGCTATCAGTATAGATATCAACGTAAGCACCATCTGGGCAAGCGTTGACTGCACTTATTATCGCAAGCAGCTCCATTCTGTTGTTGGAAGTGTTTAACTGCCCATGGTTCTTCATCTTTAAGATTTCACCATCTTTGAGGATGATGTAAGCGGCACCTCCTGCTTTTGCTTGCGAATAGTTGTCGCAAGAGCCATCGGTATAGGCAACATAGTGCAAACCATTATCGGGGAATTCATCGTCAATCTCATTGATGATGGTCTTTTCGTGCATAGAAACGATTTTCACCTTCTTGTCTAACAGATGCGGCTTTCTACCCAGTTTAACCAGTAACACACCATTGTATGCGGAAACTAGAGAATGCCAATGATTGGGAGCTTCGCCATTTTTCTTTCTCCAACCAACTTTTGTGGCTAAATTCCAAATAGCATCCGCCCAATCTTTATCATCAAGCTTCATCTTGGAAGTCACGTACTCATCAAACTCTTCGCGTGTAGGTACGTACACGCTAGGTTGTTTATTATTTTTTTTATTCATAACGATATATTTTAAATTTATAATTTTATTCCGCTAGGATTAAAACAGGAACTGGTTGCACGTTAGCTGAGGAAAGTAAAATCCCCCTTACCCACAAATATTTCATTGTGGCGGAGGATTCTCCAGGTGGACACCGTATATTCGCCCCTTCCATCGACCTATCACAAGCTATACGTGAATCGGTTTCGCAGCTTTCAGAACTATAGCATTCCGTCCTTCTCGTGCCTTCTGCGATTAATCCTGCACTTCGCCATGAGTCTTCCTTGCGAGATTTATAGTCTTAGTAGCTCGGAAGGTATTTAGCCCATAGTCTGCCGCTTCGACTTGTCGTTTCAAAATTGGGGAATACAAAAACTCCCCAAAGTTGTGTTGCGACCAACTAAGGGGAGTGCAATATATCGTTACCTATTGAACTTAGGCTGCAATAAATCTTATGTCTTCTTGTGTCAATCGCAACTTGACGAGTGCAAAAGTACACAAACGTGGGCAAATATCCAAGCTTTTATACACTCTTTAACTGAGAAGGAATGCAAAAAAACTTGTATCTTGTTGGTTTTGAACAACTTATAGCGTTTCTCTTATTTTTAAAGCGTATAAATATCAAAGAAAACTACCTAAAAATTTGTGTTATAAAAAAGTTATCATTATCTTTGCATTAGGAAAGTAAGTAGCTGATTGTTAGGCTGTAAGATAAAATGTATTGTGACCCCATGCGAGTCACACCAATATATTATTGAAGTTTATCTGTAATAGAGACTTTAATATACAGTTGATTGAAAATCAGATAGTTACGAGAATTTAACTATAATAGTTTATTCCGTTCTATCTGATTTTTTTGCATTAAAGGCAAATAAAACGCTGAAAGTTTGACTTATGAGTTTGACATTTAGTTTGCCTTTTTCTGCTTATCTCATTTAAGAACCATAAAATTATATCGTTTATGGTACAAATTACAATTAAAAACGTATCTTTTAAGGTACACAAAGCAACACAAAGTATTAACGTATTCGTTTATAACCCTAACTTTGCAAAGGGTGATAAAGGTAGTAAAACCGTGCGTAAAGCCCTTAAATTCTTCTGGGGTACAAATTACCGTCTGAAAACTGACGTGTATTTCTGGAATGCAGAAACAAGCCGTTTTCTAACTGCATTTAAGAAACAGTCTGTTGTTACCGCTCCAGAAGACAACAAACAGTTAGACGAACTCGCAAGACAGTTCAAGACAGTTCTGGAAGCCGTACCGTGTTACACTCCAGAAGATTTCTTTAATGCCTACAAAGCTAGCTTAAACGTTGAGGCTGCAAGCGTTCAAACGGTTCTGGGATATGCCATTTATTACCGTGATTTATGGAAGTCTGGGAAAATGCGAGAAAAGGGAAGCCGTAATTACACCAATTACGATAAACTTATTCATAAGTTACAGGGAACAGTAAAGGGCGTTAAAATGCCGTGGGCAAATGGTGTTAGTAAATTCGCCAACATGCCTATAGCCAACGTTGACGATGAAGTATTTAAAGAGTTCTGCAAGTTTGTTAGAGATAACTTTCCTAACGACTATTGGAACAACGTTAAACGATTTAGGGCTATAGTTTACCATTATCAGCAGAAAGAAAACGATAACCCTAGCTTTAAGTTTGGTTTCCGCTTGTCTGCTTACCTTCCAGAATGCCAGAAGAAGAAAGACAAGACAGGCAAACGTACCTTAACACAAAAGGAATTTAACGAGCTGAAAGCGTTTAATGTTGACCTCATTCATCCGAAAATGAAACATGAGGATAAACAACTTTGCATTGATATGCTTCTGTTACAATATTATTTGGCATCTCGCCCTGTTGATATTCTGCAAATGAGAATAGAAGATATAAAGCTAGATAGCGATACAGGGCTTTATGCGTGGTTCTATTGTCCAGAAAAGAAAAAGAACTACGATACAGACTCCAGAAATACGCCTGTTTGGTTAGCCAAAGAACCTTTGGCAATCATCCAGAAGTACAAAGGAACTCGCAAATCTGGGTATTTGTTGCCGTTTAGCTGTAACGTTAACGTAAGAACAGACATTAACAAACGATTGTTAGACTTGTCTAAAGCTAGAGAAAAGGTAAACCGATTCTTTAAGTCTGTATGTGCAAATCTGGGGTGGTCTGATATAAACGTAACAACATACACTATGAGACGTACAATAATAACCAATATGGCTATTATTAACCCTAACAAAGAAGAAGTTTCTGCAATCGCTAAAACATCAGTGCACAACATACAGGAAGTTTACACTGACAAACGACAAATAACCAGAAACATAAGATTGGGTGATTATTATATGTAGTTTAAAGCAATCTGGGGTAAACCTAACAAAGGTTTCTCCAGATTCTAATTTAAAACAAAAGATATGAAACAGAAGAAGATACTTATTTTTAATAAGCATAAGAAATTGGTTCTTGTGGCTTGTTCCATTAATGAGGCTGCAAGATACGCAAACGTACCCCCTAGTAACGTTTCTGCTGCCTGTAAGGGCGTTCTTATTAGTGTTGGTAACTACTATTACCGTTACCTAAAAGAAAACGTCTTTACAGGCTTAGAATACGTTCTGGGAGATATGACAGTACAGGAATACGACCGCACTATAGGACATTTGCGCCCTGTTTACAAAGATTCCAGAATGAACCGTAAAGGATGGAAGTACAACAAAGCAAATTTTCACGTTGAAAGCGAGATTATAAAACACTGCAAATATAAGGTTTCTGTTTGCTCTTCTTCTGGGGTGGAATATGCTAGCTATGAGTTTGAGGCATACAAAAACAACTTTGCAAACGTTCTGGGAACTGTAAAGGCACTTAATAACAAGAATATTCTGGAAGAGTTTAAAGAAGCTATGAAAGCGATGAAAACAATATACTGCAAAGATTCTGGAATGCCAGAAAGCGAGTTTTCATCCTGTTGTGATGATGAGATAACAATTTAATAAAGTTGTGGAAAAATTCACCTAACTTTATGCAGCATAAAAGAAGTTGTGTGAAAAATTCACCAAACTAGTTGTTGAGTGCTCAAATTTTGAGCAGTCGTTCTTGTTGACTGCTAAATTTTTGAGCAGTGGAGTTGTTAGCCTCAAAAATAAAAGCCTCAGCAAATACTTTGTGGTATCTGTTGAGGCTTCTTTGTTCCCTGTTACTTGTCTGGGGGTTTTACTATAAAATCAGTAAAAGCCCTAATTCCTTTTTAATTGTCTGGGTGATTGATTGGAAGCCCTCTTGCATCCAGATAGGTTAAAAGGATTCCTATTGCATCCGCTTCATCATCCGCTTTTTCTGATTCCAGATTATAACCTAAATGGGTTACACGATTAATCATTCTTTGCTTGTCCTCGCTTCTCTCATACTTTGTGTGCATTCTGGGTATCATAAAACGCTTTACCATAAGGGGATTTAAGAAACAAACCTCTGGAAGCCCATTTCTTTCGTTTCTATCCTCTAACACACCATGCAATTTTGCGAGTACATAAAACGCCTTATCTTTCGTTCTGGAATGCTCTCTAAAAATATCTTCTGCCACTATCTGGGTTACTCCGTGCTTGTCTATCACCTTTTGCGCCCACTTGCTATAATCATAACAACGTCTTGTTGGTCTAAAACGCTCTGTGCCGTGCTCTATGATTTTGCCGTTCTTATATACTGCGTACCCTGTTTTTGTCGCTCCGTCTATTGCTAATATTATGTTATCCTTTTGCGCCTTTTTAGTACTGTTTACCATTGTACTTTATATCTTTTGTATTCCTTTTATAATATCTTTGCAAGACAAAGATATATATTATAAAGGGCTTTATACCCATAAAATTAAGATTCTACTGAAAATCAACTAGTTACATCTATATTATAAGTGGTAAGCCGTTACCCCTCTAAGACATAAAATCATTTCTAGAGTGGTAAGCCGTTACCCCTATTATTTTTTCTAGAGTGGTAAGCCGTTACCCCTTATAGTGGTAAGCCGTTACCCCTCTACTATATTTTCAATTCTGGGAAATTCTCCAGATAATCATTTAATATTTTATTCAATAACTTAACATTCGGCTTATACTGATACTTTGCTTTTCCGTCTCTTTGTTTTAAATTCTCGCAATTAATCAATTTCCATTCTAACAACGCTTTTATAACATTTTTAGGCGTTTTCTCGCTACAGTTTAGATAACATTGTAAATCATCATAAGAAACCGATACCCCTGTTTCTTCTTCTGTTTTATAACTAAATACCTTTCTATTATATGCCGATATGATATAAAGTAATACCGCCAAATGATTTCCACTTAAACTGTACTTACTTAATAATGCCATACTCAAATATTCGTTTCCTTTACTCCATTTGCCGTTATCATTAAATACAGGTTTTTCCATTAATTACACTGTTTACTTTCTCTACATTGATAGTAATAACCCACTTATATGCGCTTACTTTATCAATTGTCAGGTAACCGTTTCTTTCTAGACATCTAATATAATTTAAGGGTGTCTGCTGATTCATGCCAAAATCTTTTGCAATCTGACGAACAGAAACGTTTTTAATCACTGTGCCGTACTTGTTTTGTACCATCTGCAAAAATGCTATATGATACAATTTAACTTTATTACTAACCATACTTTTGAAGTTTTTATTTAAGAATAGCTAAAATTCGTCTATGAAAGTTTACATTTAAAAATATATTTGTATCTTTGCCCCTGTAAACTAAATACATTTGAGATATGGCAATAATAGGCTTTATTATATTTATTCTGGTGGTTATCGGTATTTGTTCTAACCCTTATGGGAATGGTGGGGGAACTCACGACCATTCTAACGAAACAGAATAACCCCAATATCACACGATTCAATATAATAGGTTTATCGCCCTGTTTGGCAATCTGGAAGCCTCAGCAAATACAGGGTGATAAATCTACCTAAATTATTGTGCCCCTTGTTCTCGCCAGATTTGGCGAAAACCCCCATAAACAAAGGGATTCTATGAGTTTTAGGCTACCAGACAGAAATATATTAAATGCAATACTTTTGTACACGTATTTAATTATATATCAACAACTTACGTATTTTTAGCGTTAGTAATCAGCCCATAAAAAACGAGACTCAAAAATCAGTCCTTAATATATACGTGCCATCCGCACCAAAAGAGACCCCCATACCGTTTTTTTTTGCTTTTATATGTAATAAGAAAACCTGCTCAAATTTTGTGATGGTTTTATCTAACCTGCTCAAATGTTTGTTTGCCCTGTTTGCTTTTTGATTCTGGTAAAAGGCAAACGCACCTTATTATAATGGGATTCCAGAAATTAACTTTTTTTATCTGGAAGCCTCAACAAAAAGTTTGCCTTTTATGATTCGTTATCGAACTTTTTGCCTACCTTTGCACCTACAAAATAACAACGTTCTTTGAATGAGTTTGATAGAAAAGTTTGCCTTTTTAATCGGGTGATTTTGTAAATCTCTGATTATCAGCCAACAAAGATATTTTTGTGTGCTCCCCATGCGAGTCACAGTCTCAGAAAAGGACTTTCCGTTAAGGGAAGTCCTTTTTTCGTATATGGTTCGGGGAGGTGGGCTCTTTTAACTCTCATTAACTAAAAACAGATGCAAGATTCTTGCTTTTCTGCGTTTTATATAATGGAATGTAGGGCAAAAATGCCCTCGGATACCCAAAGGTGCCGGAAAGATTCCCACATAGAAACAAAAAATTAGAATAAAATAAAATTTCATAAGACAAAAATAACAATAACAAAAGACAAAAATAAAATTTCATAAGACAATGAAGAAAATTACATTATTCTCAATCCTGGCTGTACTCTTTGCAGCTATGTCATTCACCTCTTGTAACACAGACGGTGACAGCGGTATGAACATCCTGACCCTTGAGCAGCAGAAGAGCTTCCAGTATGCTATGGCAGCAGGTTCATACAACAACATGACCATTCTCTACGAAAAAAAGAATGATGCCAACGTAAAAAATCAGGTTGACTCTGTTGCATCAGCATGCAGCATCAGCATGTACGGCGACAGCACCATGACCATGTATAACTTCCCAGTAGCTGCACTCGCTGAGCACATCTCCAACAAGGATTTGGCAGCTGCCATCGCCAAGGAGGTTCCAAGAACCATCAAGTGCAAGTATAATGTAATGCCAAACAGTACTTCTGAAGTAGCTTACTTCATTGCTTGTCCTGAAGCAATCAATCTGAATCTGACTTATGGCACAGACAACAAGAGCCACAAGGTAGTGCTCTATTTCATCCCTAGCCAGATGTATTACGGCTACTGCTCACTCAAGGAGCCAAGACAGCTGGGCTTCCAGTTCGCGCTCTATCAGATCTGGGTGGATGGCTACCAGACCAACTTCATCCAGAACTCAACCAACTCTGCTAACACCACAGTAGGTTTCCTCTTCCGCAACGCATGGAAGAAGTAA